CTGAGACATTCCTAAGCTGAACTTGTTCAGCCGGCGTACGTATCTGCATGATTTTCTGTTCGATCTCGTCGGGTCTTGTCTGTCGCTTTTCAATGACTTTAGGCTCAAAATCGCCGTTTCTGTCGCGTGGAATAGCGATTTCGCACTCGCCATAGTCACTGATTATCGTCTTTTTCCCATAACCATTCCGACTGTTACCGGAATTATTCCCGGCTACGGAGTTCTTCTCGTAACCGAGATGTTCGTCCATTTCAGCTTCGAGCATCTGCTCGATGGTTCCGGCAAACAGCTTTTTCAGCTTTGCCTGAATGTCTCCGGTTGTCTGGCAGTCTGCCATCAGCAGCTTCACAAGTTCCATCTCTCGCTCGTCTAATCCGTGTGTTTTTTTCATGTGCAATATCTCACTTTCTGTGGGTATTATTGGCATTTACACGGTTCGGTATTCAGACTCCTTTGCCCATACAACATACCTGCTGCACAGCATCTTCTGCGCACCTGTTACTTATAGCCCAACACAAAAAGGCGCGTTTCTCTCATAAACGAATATTAAAGAAAACAGCGTTATACTTTGTTCATGATTATTTTCTCAGCAGTTCTCTATAGTGATGGAATCCTGCAAGTGTGCTTTATTGATACTTTTTATCATTGGTACGTTTTTCGGGTTTACACAGTTCGTTTTCAGGCATGAATTTTTTGTAAGTAGCAGACAGCTTTACCAGTTTCATTTCTTGTTCATCTAATCCGTGTGTCCTTTGCATCTCAATACCTCACTTTCTCTGTGGGTATCATTGCTATTTTCATGGCAAGGTATTTAGATTTCATCTTGTTTTTAGATAATAAGCCATTCTTATTCACCCAAGAAATTTAACTGTGCACAAATCCAATAAGGGAGATTTTTTTTGCTAGCAATAAGCGTTTCTCTAATCTCGCTTTCAATCTTTAAGTCATCCTTATCAGAAGTATTGTAGTTTGAAAATAGAGAGAAAGATAATTGAAGTGCGCATTCACGTGGCACGCCCATCTCAATTAATATCCTAGAAACCTTGTTATATGCGCCATCTTGCATACAAGACAGAAAACTACTATCAGGGTTCTTAATGTCAAAAATCGGTTTAAGCAATAATGGGACTTTATATGAAACAGTGTTTTGCAATATTTCAATTATATCTTCTATTTCAGCAGAAATATCGTCGCCACGGGAATGAATTGACGATAATATAATATCTGACAAAGGGGTTTCTTTAGCCCACTTCATGCATAATGAGCGTAAATAGGTACGATTTTTTCCTTTCTGCAAATTGCTAGGTATATATTTATCATATATACCACTGGTGTCAGGAGTATCTCTCAAGAATTTCATTATATTGTCAAGTTTTGTTGCAGCGCCCCTTTCCATGGGGTGAGCTGGAACCGTGCCTGAAAAATTCTGATATATTGTTTCAAGAACGAATGGATCCCAATATCTATTCTTTAAACATATTTCTTTCGGAACCGTCAACTCGTCTAATTTATGTACTATTGCAGCAACTTGCTCTTTTGTGAGCTTTATACCAACATTATTCATTTTTTTCCTTGCATTGGTGCCATGTCTCAGAATGGATTGACGAATATAAATTAGCAAATCGCCATATTTTCCCATGCTTCTGCTCACAGGTTGATTTGTTTCAATAACTTGTTCTATATTCTCATAATACTTTTCGAATCTATCTTCATACCCTGACGGCAATTCTTTGGTGGTATCTTCAAATAGGGAAACCTGTTGACAGTTATCAAAAATATCAAAAGAAGTTTCGTCCAAAACAAAAGTCCGGCCAACAAAATCTTTTAATAGTCTTCCAGCTCTCCCTCTTAAATTGGCCATCTCATAACTTGACAATTCTGCAGAAGTCGATTTTCTGATTAGATATAGGTGAGGATTTCTAATAATTATGTTTTGAGTGGGTAAATTAACCCCTTGCAATAAAGTTGTAGTACATGCAATATTAGTTATGTATTTTTTGTGTATAGCATCTTCTAATGTTCTGCGAACATGTTCAGGCAATTTACCATGATGATATGCTGCGCCCTTTTCTAATGTATTACACATTGAATAACTTGGGTGAATGGACTTTTTATAATAGTCTATTAATTCAGATATTAACTCATTTGTATTCCTTTCACCGTCAAGTGAACATGCAATTTTTCGTGCTGTAGCTGCTGTTGGTGAAAATATAATATTCTGTTGTCCAGGGAATCGATTAACAAGTTCGTTTAGAAAACTAAGGAATTTACTGTCATATAGTTTATAACCATACCCAATGATAGAAGATTGATTCGTTATTGCTTTTTGTAATGGCTGTTTAGTAATAGCACAATATTGTTTCAAATTATAACCTATACTACTTTTGCAAATGCTATAGGTTAAGTTAAGTACCGGACTATCAAGAGAAGTGATACTTTCTGTCTCAATTCCAAAGATACTTTTTCCAGTTATATCGATATCATTTATCCGAGGCCCTGATATAATGACTTGTTTGACATTCTCTTTGTATCTAAATTCATTCAAAGTGTCAAAAAGAATTTTGGCACGCTCGTCATTATCTTCTTTAATTCTCTCAATATTCTGTATTTCATCCGCAACCAATATCAAATTATTAGAAAATACATTTTTATCTGAGCAGAATGCAGCTATTGCTTTCTCTTGAGTCAATATGTATATGTTATTGTGCGACGAGCTCTCCTTGCCTATCACGGAATTTGAAATAGAGCAATTTACAACGTTAAGTCTATTTAGATAGGTGTTAAAATCTTCAGATACCTGATTCAATAAACTAAGCGTTGGTACAATATATACAATATCAAAATTCTCCTTCGAGAGCTTTTCCAAAAGCTTTAATAGAATAACAAATGATTTACCAGCTGAAGTAGGCGCAGATATCCCTATTATTTTTTCAGAGTCCATACTCCTCCATATATTCATTTGGAAGTTTGTTAAAAGGAATTTGTGACCATTTACAGTCACTTCATTTGTTTCCTGATTTAGTGTTGTTAATAAATTGTCGATTGTGCTTCCTAATGAAGAAAAAATACAGTTCTCTCTATCATATCCCTCGTCTGCAATAATTGCTGAGGTAGGATATCCAATTCTTGAAAGGAATTTTACAATTAGTTTACTTACATCATACTTGTTATGATCAATATACTCCCACATAAGTGCAATAACAGTTATAACATAATTTATTGATGGTTTTTTGGACACACAAGTTTCATAATCTAAGCACCTAATGGTTTCATATACCAACTCTTCTGAAACAGTGACTTCACTCTCAGCAAAGCCCATTTTATTTGCAATAAAATCTAAATCAATATTCAACCATTTACCCAAAACAGCTGCCTTTAATTCTTCCATCAATTACTCAACCCTTTCTCCTATATCTTGTTTTGGAATTCCGATGCCAACTCTTCTAATTTCCATATGGGCATGATAATATAAGTGATTCTGTTCAAAATAGGATTATTGGCAATATCAATCTTGTTATTGTCAAAATCCCTAAACCGCTTTTCAATAATTTCCGTAATCTGTTTACGGATGTCATTTTGCGAAGTACAGTATTTCTGCTCAGTCTCATTATAAACAACAAGACATACCAAGCGCACCTCAAAATTATCAAGGGTGTTGTTTATATATTTTTCTGCAATATCGTTCATCTCATCATCAAGAAAATCTTCATGAAGATATGAATAAAGCTCTTTTCTATGAGATGAATATGTTGATAGTATGCTAGTAATGGCATCTTCAAACGCTTGAGAAAACTTATATTTGCTTGTGTATGTTTTGGCTTCCCCAAGTATAATAATAGGCTTGTCGTTCTCTATTTTAAAATGAATGGCATCAGCACCAAATCGTTCATGCTGGCTTGACGTTTTTATTGGCATTTTACGTAGCAAAGGTACTGCTTTTTGAAATCTCTGAATATAATGAAATAATAAAAGTTCCCCGAATTGACCTTGAACCAATAATTTATCACTATTCCTATCGCCACGAAACTTCTCTTGAGCTTTCCTCTGTATTTCTGAACTTGCCGCTGACTCAGATTTCCCTTTCCTTAATGCAGCCTCTTTTAATTTTACATACCTTGGAGAGCTAAACACCCAATCAACAATTGTATCATATAATTCATTCAAAAAATCATCACGTAATTCAAGCAAATCTTGATAATCAATGCTGGTGCCAAAATGCTTTGTGTCGCATGGTAGTATATCGAAATTTTGGTGAACAACGTAAATATTATTAAATAGCGCGTCATTATTGATCAATCTCTTCTCTATATCAGAACTTGTTAGCATGACTTTTACTACCTCACTTATTTTTAATTCTCATTTTATAAGGGTCTAAAAAATCATATAGATTGTTTTACAGTAGACGAATCAAAAAAAGTTAATAAATGTATCGCTTAACAAAAGTTTTTTTTTAAATATCTACTATATTAAATATAGCACGACATACTGAATTTGTCAATACTTGATGATAAAACTATCCAAATACAAATAATCTTGTAATAATATTATAAAACAGGTAACTATTATATCACACCAAATGATTTATTACAATTATAGACCAACCCCCAAAACAGTTTGTAGATGGCAAAACTACCTGGTAAACGAAATTGCACTATATCTTCAGGCATACGGTAGAGTTCACCACAAGGAAACTGAAATAATCAAATATCTTAACAAATTTATTATACGGTAACACAATAAACTCTAGTACATTTATACTTTCAGCATATTTTGCGATTTAAAACCGCAAAAGTGTTGATTTTTTAGCTGAATTGTGGTATAATGAACACAGAAACGGCGGGAAACCCTGATTTTTCGGGGCTTCCCGCCTTTTTTGTTACTAATTTGTTATTAGTTCAATGTTCAATTTGAGTTCTTCTATATTTTTGTGGGTGTAAACCCGTTCCCCTGTTCCTTTGGATTTATGCCCCATAATTCGATCAATGCACACCTTGTTTGCCCCGGCAGAATCAAGGCGGCTTCTGAATGTGTGGCGGCACTCATGCGGGGTGTGCTGCATTTTCAGCTTTCCCATGATTTCAGCCCACAATGCCCGGTATTGGGTTTGATTCAGCTTCTTCCCGTTGTACTCAAACAAATAGCCGCTTTTGGATTGTTCAACCCTATTTTGAACTATGTGCTGAATTTTTGAATGAATGGGAACTATCCTGTTCTTTCCCGCCGCTGTTTTCGTTCCCCCGGTCATGGTTTGGGCTTCGAGATCAACCGCTTCCGTTTTCAGGGCAATCATTTCTGAAATCCTGAACCCCGTATAGAGGAAGAACAAAACAGAATCAACCCATTCCAATTTTTCATTTTCCCAAAGCCGGGAAACTTCTTCATCCGTGAAAATTTCCTTGCTTGTTTCGGGGATTGGATCAGAGGTAAGCAGATCAGAACAGCATTTTGAAATTATATCAAGTTCCATTGCGAAACGGTCAAGATGCCCGAAAAGGTTCTTTATTGCCCCTTGCGTGGAATACCCACAACCGCAGCTATCAATGCAATCTTGCATTTGGTATGATTTGATTTGCTTATACTTCATCTTATTCAGTTTGGAACAATGCTTGTATGCTGATTTCAAGGAACTTCTGTTTGATTCACCCAATTTCACAGCCCGCTTTTCAAGCCACAGATCATAGAGTTCTTGAAAAGTGATTTTGTCCGTTTCAATATCCCACGGATCATTATTGTAATTGGCAAGCATTATCAACCCTTCTTCCCGTGTGGCGGCGTAACCAATGGGCTTTTGCCTTCCTGATATGCCTTCCTTCACAATATAGGGCTTTCGCCTGTTCCCTGACAGCTTCGTTACTGTTCCATATCCATTCGGATTTTTCATAACTTCACCGCCTATCTTGAAAAATCAGCCGTGAAGTGATATAATATAGACAGACCGCCTAAATCACTTCATCCTGATTTATGGTCGCTTCCCCCGTTGGTGTTGCAGCACTGACGGGGGATATTTTTTTTCAAAGTTCGATTTGAACCCCTGAATTTGTATTCAGTTCACGGAATTCTTTAACCAGCTTTGCAGCAGAAGGGGGATTGTTCTTTATATCAAAGCCAATATATTTCAATTCCCCCTGTTCCCCGGTATAGGTGATAATTAAATATTGGGTTGTGGTTTTCACTTTTTTATTTTTTGCCCTACCACCGATAATAGCACCCAATGTTCCGAACATTACACCCCCGGCGATTGCACCCCCAATACTTGAAACCGCCTGATTTTGAATTTCAGTATCAAATTTAAGGCACATATCAGTAATTTTTTCCCGTGCCAATTTGATATTTGTTGTACCCGCTTTGAATTCAATTCTATCCGGGTATGAAAACACTTCACACAGAAGGTTTTCAGCGAGGGGTAACCCGTTTACATGGTGAAACGCTGCATACACAGATAAACCTTGATTTTTTAGATTCTTCATTTTCTTTTTCCCTTCTTTCTTTGCTTTAGAGGTAACAACAAACATTCTAACGCAAAAGATAATAAATAGAGTTAAAACCCCTATTACAATAAAAAATGGTAGCATTTCTCCAATGGTAGATTTTCATATTGGCGTATTCATACAATTTGCCTTCCTTTCTTAATTTGAAATTAACTTTTCAAGGTTCAAGTGGTTCAAGTTCAAGATGCCTTTTTATTTCTTTTATATTTTTCAAAATCAATGCAAAATTGCGTTGAAAAAATCATATCTACAAAGAAATGCAAAACAACTTGAACCACTTGAACCTTCCCGATATTTCAAGGCTTTCATCTTGAACCGGAAACTTGAACCTATCTTGAACTTATCTTGAACTGAAATCCACAAAGATTATATTGCCTTCCCGCCTGATGATTCTTTTTGAATGGAATATTTTTCATCATTCAGCATTGTTTCCATAGAACCGATAATACGCCCTTGATCCAGCGTATCAAGTTGTAGGAAAAGCTTGACCGCTTGAAATGCTTCTTTTCCATAACACCGTTCAAACATTTCACAGGCAGCGGCTTCGTTTTGTAGCTTCTGTTCAAGTTGGGCTAACTCTTCCCTTCCAGCGGGAACATTGTACCCCATAAGCCAAACTTCATTGACATTCAGAGCCAAACCCAAAATAGATAGCTTATCTTGTTTGGGTTCTACTTTCCCGGAAACATACTGACTTAGATCATTCTTTTTTAGCTGAACATGGTATTTTTCGCAGTACGGCTTGCAGGCTTCCAAAATATCAACTTGTTTTAACCCCCTTTCACCCATGATCTGCTTCAATCTATCAGCCGTGGTGAATTTCTTCATGCAATCACTTCCTTTCCTTATTGGGGTACTTACATTATAACGCACCTTGAAGAAAAGTTCAAGAGGGTTAGGAAAAAAAGTTCAAAAAATTTGAAAAAACCTATTGACAACTTCAAAACCCGGTGCTATAATATAGACAAGTTCAAAGGAATTGAACCAAACGACAATGAACAAGCCGCTGCAACGGCAAGCATGGAAAGGATGAAGTGATTATGAAAGATTTTATTTTGAAGCTGGTTAAGGATTTCAACGAATATTCCGAATTGGTAGCCCTGAATTATTCAAAGATGAAAGAAGGGGAATGTGACGAAAGCACCCTTCAATGGAACAGAGGACATTTATACCGGATTGAAGATTACTTGAAATATCTTGCGGATAGCACGGATGGGGTAAATCTCAAATGGGAGTGCAAAGAACACACTTTCGGCTTTGATGATTGGCAGCGGCAGCTTGAATATAGAACAGTTCGGGTTGTGTTCGATAATTAAGAAAGGCGGTAGCACAGATGAAAGAAACAAGTTTGAAGCCCGTAATTGAAAAAACTTGAAAGTTTATTTTCAAAGTTCAACGAAAAGTTCTATAACAATGAACTTCAAACCCCTGTTATCACAGTAAGCCCGGACACAACAAAGGGTGCTTATGGATGGTGTACCGCTTGGAAGGCGTGGACGGTAGGCGAACAGAAAAAGATTGCAGACCTTTCCACCCTGACAAAAGAAGATTTGGAAGCTATGAAGAAAGATGATGGCTTCTATGAAATCAATATTTGTGCTGAACACCTTGCAAGACCTTTTGAACAGGTTGCGGAAACCCTCTTACATGAAATGGTTCACCTTTATAATCTGCAAATTGGGGTTCAGGACACAAGCCGGGGCGGCACATACCACAATAAGAAATACAAGGAAGCCGCTGAAAAGCACGGCTTGACCGTTGAAAAGGATGCAAAATACGGGTGGACGAAAACAAGCCTGAATGATGAAGCAAAAGCCTTTGTTGACAGTATGCAGAATAAGAAGTTTGAACTTCACAGAAAGAGCCTTCCGAAAATCCCCGGTGCGGCGAAAACCAAACAATCAAGCCGGAAATATGTTTGCCCCGTATGTGGCTGCATTATCAGGGCAACAAAAGAAGTTCATGTTATTTGCGGGGATTGCAATGTAGAGTTTGAGGAAGAAGCCTAAACAGCTTCTTCCCCCGCTGGAAAGGGGCGTTGAAAATGTCAAAGATTCAGGAAGTCAAAGAAGCTATGGTTGCGTTGGGCTATCCGAAACCGGAACACATTGAACTTGAAGAATTGGACGATAGCAGAAGCAAAGTTATATATGACGGACATTTCACGATTGGTATTTATGATTTTAACCGTCATACATTCGTTGATTAAAGAAAGGATGATGAAAATGTTTAGATATTATAGCACTTTAAGACCAATTACACCGGGGGCATATCCCAAACCCGCCGACAATCCGGCAATGCTGATTCACAATTTCGACAAGCGGGAATATGTCGGGAAAATCGGGCGTGAAGCGTGGGGGTATGTAGAGTACAACAACCCCCTGACAAAAGAACAGATTGAAGCCTTTGATTTTGTGGCAGAAAGCAACGGGGAAGATAAAGAAACCATTTGCAAATTGCTTTGTAAGGTTTTACAGAAAACCCGTGGGGCGGCTGACCTTGTTTCCCTTACCTATGACAGCAAAAGCGAGATTGTAACAGCAGCTTTTGAAGGTGGAACAAAAAGAATAAATGTTTCAATGGATTCAGGTACGGCAATGATCCGGGATATTGTAAATCATTTAGGGTGTTAAGAAAGGGGTGAAATCATGGCATACGATTATGCAAAGTTAAATGGAAGGATCGTTGAAAAATGCGGAACGCAAGCGGTATTCGCTGAAAGAATGGGGCTTTCCGAAAGAACTATTTCAATGAAATTGAACAACAAGATTGCTTTTAAGCAGCCTGAAATTCAAAAGGCATTGGAAGTTCTTGATTTGGCAAGTGATGAAATTCAAGCATATTTTTTTACCATGAAAGTTCAAAACGATTGAACCAACAGAAAGGCGGTGAACAGGATGAAGAAAGTAATTGCAGCGTGTATTGATCGAATTTTAGAGTTCGACACGCAGAATGAAGCGGCAAAGTACATTGAAACCTTGCGTGACAAGGGCAACGAATTCAGGATTTTGCACCGTGAGGAAATCGGCGGCAAGTATCGGATCAGAATTCAGGAACAGTACAACAAAAGCCCCATGATTGAGGGCTGAACAAAGAAAGGATGAAGTGAACATGACATTTGCAGACAAATTGAAAAACCTTATGAAAGAATTGGATTTGACACAATCCAAACTTTCAGACCTTACCGGGATCGGTAAATCCTCTATCAGTCAATACCTTTCCGGGAAGAACGAACCTTCCAAAGACCGCAAACAGGAAATCGCCCGTGCGTTGGGGGTTCAGGATAACTACTTTGAAATGTTTGAACCCGCTGCAACGGTTCAGCATGACAGGGTTGTGAATTTGCCCGTTCCCCTTGCGGCAAAGCTGATGAAGAAATCCAAAGAATGGGTTATGCAGGGCTTACGGGATGGCGTTTTCCCGTGGGGGTATGCGGTGAAGCTGACAAATTGGAGTTACTTTATTTCTTCCGTGAAGTTCACCGAATACACGGGAATTGAAGTTCCTTTGAATAAGGGGGATGCCGCATGAGAAAACAGACAAAAAAAACATACTTGAAAATGGGCGTTGTGGTTGCCCCATTCCCTATGAACACATACGCCGAATTTCTCAAAGCGTAAAAGAAAAGTATCATTTTTCCGCCCCTGAATTTTGGATGTGGAAGATGTTTCAATTTGGATATGCCTACGGTAAAGGCAGAAAGTGAGGATAAACAAAAATGAGTGAAACAGGAGTTGTTAAAGGGTTCAAGGTGTTCAATCCCGATTGGACTTGTAACCCAAACGGGAAACCGTTTCAGTATGCAGTTGGCGGCACTTATGAAGAAGATGTGAAACCTATGGTTTGTGATCGGGGCTTCCACTTTTGCGAAAAGGCGGCTGATTGCTTCAATTACTATCAGTTCAACCCGGAAAATAAGGTTGCGGAAGTGCTTGCATTGGGTGAAGTCGATACGGACGGAACAAAATCTTGCACAAATAAAATTCAGATCGTGCGTGAAATTCCGTGGGCTGAATTGCTTGAAATCGTGAACACAGGAAAAGGCTGCACCGGACTTTGCAACAGCGGCAACCGGAACAGCGGCGATTGCAACAGCGGCAACCGGAACAGCGGCGATTGGAACAGCGGCAACCGGAACAG